AAGCCCAAGGTTGTTAATATCTATCAAACATATGGACACACATATCTTAAGTTTGTTGTGGAAACAACGGATCACGTTGACGAGGCAGTTCGGGCTGTAGATGCTTTCCGTGCAGGTGGTTTTAAGGGTGCGGTATATCTGATGCCACAAGGTGGTGTTGTAGATCCATACGAATCAAATAAGCTAAACATTGCCAACATCTGTTGTGAACGTGGATTTAACTACAGTCCTAGATTGCACGTGGACTTATGGGGCAATGGTTGGGGCAAGTAATGGCAGCAGGATTTTCCTATAAAAGAAATCGTATGCCAATACCAGAAAATATTAGAATTCCTATGCCCGACGATTATAGCGAAGAACGTTTTTTAGAACGTGCTCGTCCCGAAGTTAAATGGTCTTTATGGCCAAGACGCTGTCACGTTAGTCATCGTTGGATATGGCTCACACAAGCCTATCGTGCTATGTTTGTTATCACCGGGCCCGGCGATCCTGCTATATGGACTCGTTGGTATAGTCGTCCAGAGTATCTAATATTAAAATTAAAAGGAAATTAAAATGACACAAAATCAAATCTTATTAGCAGTGGCGGCATGGTTAGTATTGATGGGTATTAGTTATACCCACAGCGGATGGAAGAACATGCGTGACTGCTATATGATGTGGTTTACTAAGGAATATTGGACAGGGTACAATACTGTGGAATTTGTAAGCTGGTTGGCCAAGGCCATCATTATTATTCCCGGGCTGATCTTTGGTATTAGTATTTGGGAATTGTATTATCTAACACTACTAACCAGCGTAAGTCTTATCTGGGCTAGCCGTAAGAAAGCATTGCCAACATTAGTAGGATTTAACACCATGTGGGCTTGGTTAAGTCTTATGGTATTATCACAACATTTAATCAAGTAAGGATGTATATGTTAAACAAATTATTAGATCGTTTTAAACGGAAACCTGAGGTAAAACAAGAAACATCTAAAGGTGATACAAAAACTAAAAAGAAATCCGCTAAAGATACGGCTACAGAAAAAGGCGAGCCATATGTTGCTATCCTCAGTGTAGAACTAGATCCAGAAAACATTGGCAACGGTGCGTTTGAATTAGATTGGAATGATAAGTTTATCACTAATCTAGTACGTGCCGGCTATCAATTAAAGCCCACAGACACCGATGCCGATATGGTTGACCGTTGGTTCGCTGATGTATGTAAAAATGTAGTAGCGGAAAACTTTGAACAGTGGGAAGCTAATCAACCCTACGGCGAACGTCCTCGTGTAATCAATCGTGTTGACCTAGGTGGCGGAAAGACTGAAGTTTCATGATCCTATACGCTAACGGAGATAGTCACACCGCTGGCGCAGAACTTGCACACAACTTTAATGGCAAGTTAGTAGTATTCAAAGAAGACGACAGTCAGTATTGGGCACTTGCAGGAACCCCAGAAGGATCAAAAGCACATCCAGAGTGCATTAAGCGCAGTTACGGACAATTACTTGCTAACAAAATGGGCTACGAATTTTTATGTGATGCCGAGTCTGGTAGTAGCAATGCTCGTATACTTCGCACTACATACGAATACTTAGAAAACAATCGTCCAGACTTTGTTGTTATCGGATGGGCCACGTGGGAACGAGAAGAGTGGTTACACGAAGGCAAATACTATCAAATTACCGGATCAGGTTACGCAGAGTTGCCTACACCTGAGCTAGTTGAAAAATACAAGTACTGGGTAACACAGCAATTAGTACCCGACGTAATGAATCATAAAGCAATTTATATTCATAGAGATATACGCAACTTACATTTAAAATTACAAGAGCTAGGCATTCCGCATTTATTCTTTAATACATTCAGTAGCTTCCAGAACTTTAAAAATTTGCATTACTTGTTACCGGATTCTGAAATGCTAGATTGGTCAGGTTCGTATGTAGAACCATACAAAGATGAACTAACCTACTATCACTGGTTAAAGGCTCGCAACTACCAAACGGTTGCACCAGGTAGTCATCACTATGGTCCAGCAGGACACGAAGCCTGGGCTAATTTACTTTTTGACGAATACATTCCGCAAGCATTAAAATGAATCACTGGCAAACAGGTGTAATGCCCTACAGTTGGCACCCCAAGGGAGTAACAATGTCATGGTCTGGCACGGATCAACCTGAAGCATTAAAAAAGAATCCCGATGCTGGTGCTTGGGCCGGGGTTGATATTTCTTATGAGTATAATCAACACGGATTTAGAACACACGAGCTCGAAAGTTTATTAGGACAAAAGGTAAACGTAGCATTGGGTTGTAGTTTTACAGAGGGAATTGGATTACCTGTCACCGACTGTTGGCCTAGTCATATTACCAATTATCCAATGTTAAATCTAGGATTAGGATCCGGCACTACAGACACAGTAGCCAGAATACTAACAAATATTTCAGGTTTGTACGATATACAAACAGCCTTTATACTATGGCCAACAAATGCAAGATTTGAAACGTATGTAGTATTCAACGAAGGTACATCTCCAAAAGATCTACAGGCCCGTCATCATGTAAAAACAGTATTACCAATGACTAATAGAGTAGAATACACCTGGGCACTAACAGATGAAATGAGCGAACAACGACTTAACCGAAATCGTTGTACAGTAGAATTGCTGTCAAAAGTTTTTGGATTTCGGGTAATACAATACACAGTCAATGATATTATTGCTAAATTTCGAAGTTTTGGTACCGTGGGGCTTGCAGATAACGCTAGAGATGGGAGCCATTGGGGTAGCCAAACGCAACGGGCCATTTCGGATTTAATGCAGTTGACACTTAATGAATAATATGCTATTATAACTACATGAGATATCTAATTGTTGACACCGCTAATACCTTTTTCCGTGCTAGGCACTCGGCCCATCGTCAAGCAGACACATGGGATAAGCTAGGTTTTGCTATCCATGTAACTTTGGCTAGCGTTAATAAATGTTGGCGTGATCAAAAAGCAGATCATGTTATTTTCTGTTTAGAAGGCCGTAGTTGGCGCAAAGACTGTTATGCTCCTTATAAAGCTAATCGTGCTGTTGCCCGTGCTGCGCTGACAGAAAAAGAACAAGAAGAAGATCGATTATTTTGGGAAACATTTGACGCCCTTAAAGAGTTTCTAGCCAACAAAACTAACTGCACAGTATTACAACACGGAGAGCTAGAAGCAGATGATTTAATTGCAGGATGGATACAGAGTCATCCGTTGGATCATCACACCATTGTATCAAGCGATACCGACTTCCATCAATTACTAGCAGACAATGTAAATCAATATAACGGAATTGCAGATGAGCTCCATACTATACAAGGTATTTTCGACAAAAAAGGTAAAGCAGTCATCGATAAAAAGACTAAGGAAGCAAAAGTCATTCCGGATCCTAAGTGGATTCTTTTCGAAAAGTGTATGCGGGGAGACCCAACCGACAATGTCTTTTCGGCTTATCCCGGGGTCCGCAAGGTGGGAAGTAAAAATAAAGTTGGGCTCCAAGAAGCATTTGCCGACAAAGATTCGAAAGGCTTTGCGTGGAATAATTTAATGCTACAACGCTGGACTGATCATAATGATGTAGAACATCGTGTACTAGACGATTATAATCGTAACGTAACATTAGTAGACTTAACTGCACAACCAGATGATATTAAAGTTAAGATTGCAGAAACTATTGCTGGCGGTAGTGTTCCGCTAAGTCGCCCTATGATTGGTGCTCAGTTTTTAAAGTTCTGTGGCAAGTATGATTTGGTTAAGATGTCAGATCAAGCAGACAGCTTTGTTCGCTTTTTAGAAGCAAGTTATCCAGAAAAATGATTGTATTAGCTCAAATTGCATTGTTTTTATCTATAGGCTTAGGCTTGGGATTCTTTGGTGCTATGTTTATAGCTGGTATAATGGACTGGCGCAAGGCTCGCCAAGAGAGTAAAAATCGTGTGTGGGCAGAATTACAACGCACTGATTATGAACGCCGTCGTCCGGCGGCAAAATAAGGAACAAATATGAATAAATTTATAGCGTGGTACAATCGTAATTATCAAGCAATTACTTGGTTCATGATAGGCTGGCTGAGCTTTGCTTTAGTAATAGACTTTAGCAAAGGCGATTGGGCCGGTTGTGCTATTGATATTTTAATTATTTTTATTAACTATTTGTTTGCAAGAAAATGAGAAAAAGAGAATTACTTCTTGGCCTAGTGCTTATCATTATTGTGTTTAGCATATTAATGTTAGACCAACCTATGCACGGACTAAAGAAGTATGACTGTAGTATAGCCGAGATTAGTCCAGACTATCCTGTAGAAGTTAAAGATGCTTGCCGTCGCATTCGTGCAGAAAAGCGTAAAGAATGACTACTATTGTCCTACTACTTGCCGTGTTTGGCGTTAAACACTTTATAGCAGACTTTGTGTTAC